GTTCCTTGCTTATATAGCTCAACACCACGAACTGGTGTTGCATCTTGTATTGCGGCAGCTAATTGTGATGGGAAAAGTGGAACACCTATTCCTAAGTTATTGATAAACTTAAGTGTTGTTTTCTCAACAGCTGTTTTAACTGCTGGATAATTTGCATCTGTAGCAACGTAAATACCAATAGAAAGGCCAATAAACTTAACATCAGGAACTTCAACTTTTACTCTTGTTCCAGCAGCTCTAAAACCTGTCAAGATACTTGCTCTATTAGGATTACCTTCGATTTCTTTTTGAAGTTCTGCAATAGCACCTTTATAAACATCATAGTTTGATATTTCCCATTGGTCGCCTTCTTGCAAAAAGTTTGGGTCATTAAAGAATATAACACCACGTTCAGGGATTGATTTATATGCGCTGCCCGGAATAATCATCGGAACACCACCTCTTCTTATTGATAGTTGTCCATCAGCAGCTGAAATAGGATTTACTGCAGGCCTTTCGTGAAGAAGCATATCTGTTCCTCCTGCTGGCACTGTATCTGTGTAAGTAACTCCAGGCACTGCCATATTAGATAAGCCACTACCATCATCAACAATAAGTTCAGAATAACCAAGGTTTTCAGGGTCTTCCCAAACTTTTGCAAACTTAAAAGAAGTTCCGTTGCTATCAATAAAGTTTAATCCTAAAAACTCAATGGCTTCTTTTTGTGATCGGCCTAAGCTTCTGATATAACGTAATGCTCTATCTCTTAAACTATCATCATCTTCTTCATCAATACCATTAGTTAAAGGTAAAGGATTTGAAACGCTGATAACTTCTGTTGGCATTGTTGCAACAGTATCAATATCACCTGCATCTGCATTACCTATTATACCACCAGTTGAACAAACTATATAAACACCAGTTAAATCATTATCGCCAGCTGGCACAATGTAATCAAGTGCAGTTTCGTATGTTGTTCCATCTGAAGAACGATTTACTCTTGAACCTGCAGGTATCAATAAATCTTCTGCTTGTGGTGTGATTATAATATCTAATACTGCACCGGCAGCTCTTGCTCCTTGTTTTCTTGCAATACCAACAGGTGGTAGTTCTGCAACTCTTTCATCTAAATCTATGCCAGTAGCAGAGTTTAAGTTAAAGCTTTCTCTAACATTATACATCCGAGCTTCAACATTACCAACTTCTGTTGCAAGAGCTTGAAGCAGAATATGCATAGTGCTACCAACTTGCACATCATTCAAATCTGTGCGAGCAACAACTTTAGCAGTAATCTCTCTTAATATCTGGCCATTTGTTCTGGGTGTGAATGCCATTTAAGTAATCTCCTTATTCTATATATATTATTTTTGTTGCTATTTTAATCTATTTTAACAAAATTATGTGCCAGGTATTGGCGAAGTAACACGGATTGTATTGCTATCAATTGTTTTAACATCCATTGATATGAGTAATGTATCATCATCAAGCTCAACTTCGATGTTATTTACATCAACTATTTTAGGATTAGCTATAACAGCTTCACGTATTACTGCAGCAGCATATGTTGGGTCATTTACGTTTATATTTTTAACACCAAATGATGGATATAAAGGCACATCACCTTCAACTGTAAATAATATATTCTTAATAGTTTGTTTGATATTTTCTGGGCCTCCAACAAGGCTTAAATCACCGTGAAGCACATCAATCTCTAAGTCATCAAACTCACATTTCAAATCTGTTGAGTAATAATCACCTAAAGGAGCAAATGGATTTATTCTGTTTTGAATACCTTCAATAGGTAAATAGATTTTATCACCTGCTTCTGGGAATGTGCCGTCTGATTTTGTTCTAAAATCTCTCCAATTATTAAGATTTTTAATCTCTTCAGCAACAGCATCAGTTTGAAAGAATTTAAGTGATATTCTTCTTAAATCATCATCTTTCTGAAGTGAATAAACATAACGTGGAGCATTTCTACCAGCACCTGTAACGAACGGAGAACGACCTGCACCTTGTGTTAAGTCTGAAAGATTGTCTTCGTTTGATAAGTATTCACCTAAAACGTAAAAATCATTCTCTGCCATTCTCTTTCTGTTTTCGAAATAGTTTCTTTCAACAGAACCTCTTAGCATTTCAGAAGTATTTTTTAGTAAGTTATGTGATGCAGTAAATCTTGCAAACTCGTGAAACTCTTGCTCACTTTGTGGTGATGGTGGCTCAACATCTGCATCGTTATCTTCAGCTATAGCGTGTCTATTTATTTCAAGTAAAATCTGTTGCTGTGGTTGTGGATCTTCAACTCCAGGAGCTTCTTCACCTAACTCATTACTCATCAAACCTGCTGTTGCAGCAGCTGCATTATTCCAAGCACCTGCAACTGTTGGCCCAAAGTTATCAACTGCTGTTTTGAAATCAGTTGCTATACCGCCAATGTTGCTCACTAAGCCGCCAACAGAGTTTATTGTATTTGCTATTACTTTAGCAACATCATTTATTTGTCCAATAGCATCTCTGAAGCCATCTACGTAATCATTAGATACGTTGTTTATACCATTATCAAGCAACTGAACATAACCTAAAGCAGCACCCATTGTGCTATCAATACCATCAAGAACACCTAAGATAACTGGATAATCTTTTGTTAAATAAGCAAAATCATAAGCTCTAAACTGTATGTTATAAATGAAATCAAATCTGTTTGTATTACTATCTCTACCATATTGAAAACTAATAGGCTCTACTAAAAAGTGTGCATCTTCATCGATACATCTTAATACCATATGCAAACCATTAGGGCCAGTGCTGCCTGTTATATTCATTGAGCCATCAACAACCTTGTAAGCATTTCTAACTCTTAAGTTTGATGTTTGCCCAAATTCAAGTGCTGCTGTTTCAACATAATGTTTGAGCATTTCGTCAAACTCTGTGAAAATAGTTGTAGCATCCTGAAACATTACTCCACCTTCACGATTATAACCACCTCGACTTTGTAATCCTGTTCTACCAGTAACAGTAATCAGATGTTCTTTATGTTGTGATATTTCTCTGAATGTGCCTGTTAAAGTATGAGTTAAATGTATTGGATTGTTTCTTTGTATCTGAACATTACTTGGGTCAATAGGAAAAGCAGTCGTAAAGATAATACCTGTTGCATCTCTGATTTCAAGGTAATACTTTGCTGGTATTCTTAATAATCCATACGCACCTCCTCCGAAAGGTGGTGTTATTCCCGCAACATAAGCACGAGAATAATGCGATGAAAAACCTTTTATTTGGTCAATAAATCCTTTCAGTGGATTATAATTCGACATTTTGTTCTCCTATGGTATTTTTATGTTTAAGTTTAAGTTGCCTTCTGCAGCTTCTTTAGTTTGTGCTGAAGTTAGTGTTAAAGGTGCTGAAGCAGTTGTAGCAGTTGTTGTTATATTTGTAGCTGCTGCAGTATCTTCATTGGCAGCTGCTGTTTCTGTTGCTGCTAATGCTGCATTACCTGCACCACTTGCTGTTGATGCTGCTGCACTATGAACTCCTGCTGCGGCTGTTGCTGCTGCACTTGAATAAGGTGCTTGTGCTCCTATTGCTGCACTGTTTGCATTTACTTTAGCTTCTAATAAATCTAAATAAGCAAATAATGTATCTATAAATTGTTGCCCATTTAATGGGTTGTCTATTGTTGCTCCACCTTTTGAAATCCGAAACACAGAGTTATCGCCGTTTAACTGTAATCGCGCATCTTGATTGGTATTAAGGATAAGGCCATTAAGTTTGCTGAGCATCAAACGGTTATCATAATTTGATGCAATCCAATCAGCTGTTGAGTATTCTGAAACGTCTGTATCTGCATCTGTTGTATCTGTTTGATTTGCTATAAGATTTTGGTCAGTTGGTTTATATTGTGAGCCTATAATAATCGGCTCTCCGTAAGGTGGCATATATAATAATACTTGATGATTTACCTGAACTGGATAGTTTCCCCAAGTTTGCATTCCGCCGCCACAAGGTAAGTTAAAAAATAACTGATTATGAAACTCACCGGTATCATCAACTACTGTAACTATAACTTTGTTAGTAACTGGGTCAATACCTACATCAACAACTTCAGCATTACGTAGTTTTCCGTGCATAAACATTAGTCATCTTCTCCTCTCTTGAGTGCTTTTTGAACGAAATGTATTTCAGGCATAATAGGAGGAAGTTTATGCCAAGCTCCTCTACTGAAACCTATTGTTGTTCTTGTTTTCTTAACACCGTTAGGCATAACCATTGTATTATGTGAAATAGTATCAATATAGAAGAAGAATGTATTTTCAACACCACCTAATTGATTATAGTTTGCCCAATAATAAGCTGCTTGTTCTGTTGAGCCGTAATCATCACTTCCACCAGGGCCTTGACCCGGCTTTGTGCCTCTCATAGCAACATCTCTAAACTCAGAACCACCAATTCTTTCAAGGATGTGATCTTCACCTTGACCGAATGGCCTAATAAACATATAACCCCATTTACCTGGGCTCCATTTAGCACCAGCTTGGTAGATGGTAGTTATTGTTCCTTTTGCGTATCTATTACCATTTCCATATGTCAAAAACATCTGTTCAGCAAATGCATCATTAAACTTTTTATTCTGAAACTTACCTAAAGCTCTCATACCAGCATCTGCATCTGTTGCTGTAGCAGGTAATGGCTCTGTTGGTTGTGATTTTACGTGAAAAAACGGATATGTTCCTTCAAATAAACGTAAGCCGTATTTATATGCATCGTATATATCTATTACTGGAGTTGATAAAACACCTGTTTCGTAGCCACTTCTATTTTGTATCAAAGAGCTTTCAATATACGTTCCATTTACTCTATCAGCTTCATCCCAATTTGCACTAAATGTTTCTACGTGATCACCAGTTAAACCCAGTAAGCTTTCCTGCATCAATGTTTGTGTATCTATGTTTAGTGATGGAAATTCTGCTGCTAAGCTATATTGAATAGGATAAATGCCATCTGTAAAGTAGTTATCAACATAATCTTTATAAACTTTATTTAAGTAGTCTTGATTTAGCTGTGTATTCCAATGTCGAGGTTTTATTCTGTAAATAAGTGTTGGTTGAGCACCTAATGCTTTTGATAAATTTCCTTTAGGTTGCCAAGCACCTGTTGAAGTGCTTCTATCTATTCTTGCACCCATACGACCACCAACAGCAGTAGCTGAAACTTCTATTTCAGTTGAAGAAGTGTTTATCATATCTTCTTCATAAAAAGGTATCATAACAGGTATCATTTCAATCATTCTGTTATCAGACTGAAATGTTCCTACAATTCTTTGCCAAGCAGAGCTTCTTGTTTGTAATGCACCTTGAAACTTTTGTAAAAATCTTTGATAAGGTGGCTTTTCTGGTAGCATCTGATACCATATTGATGTTTTAGGAACGTCTGCTTTTTTAGTTGCAACAACTATAGTATCACCAATTCTTTCACCCATTAAAGTATTCTGTAATCCAGAACCTCTTTCATTACCACGTTTAATTGGTGCAGTTCCTGCACTTTCTAAAGATGCATCTGCTCTTTCTCTTGATGTGCCTCTTGAAGCAGCAGCTTTTCTTCTTGCTTTTGCTCTTGCAATGATTTCTCTTCTTGATAAGAAACCTAACTCACGTCCTGAAACTGAAGAAAGTAATTCCATTGACTTAAAATACTCATATTGAGAACTCATACTTAATAATGTTGCTGTAAGTGCCATATCACCACTTGTTTCCCAAGTGCCTCCAGCAGAACCCGGCGTTCCTACAGCAGAAGCTGCCTGTCTTGCTACTCCTTGACCAGCTGCAGAAGCATCGTGAAACTTTTTAGCAGTTGCAGCAATCTCAATCATTTTAATACCTAAAGAAGGTGGTAATAACATATAACCAAAATTTACTAAGAAGTTTTCCATAACAAGCTTAAAATCTTGTTCTTCAGCAGCAAATCCAGCCATATCTTTTATATGGTCAGCCCACTCTTTACTGTTCATTATAAACTGACTAAGAAACTTAAATTCATCTTGATTAGGTAATGATGTTGTTTCACCATCTTCAGCAGAACGTAAGTTTCCAGGCATTATAATATAGTTGCAGTTTCTTATAGGTTCTATAAAATCTTTTGCTGTGATTGTAATAGTTGAATAGTTATCAACTCCACTCATATTGTTGAATTGTTGAGATATGTTTGTAATCATACCCATAAAAGATGTTGTTCTTGGCCTTACTCTTACACTTTCTCTTTTAACTTTACCGTTTGCACCTTTTTCAAAAATCATTGAGCTTTCTGTTTTTTCTTGTGAGCTGAAATGCCTAACTGTCAAAAAATGACCTGTTGTAATAGCATCAACTTCATCTGAAAACACTGTTCTTGAAAAAGCAAAAGGCATTTTCATTGTTATTCTTACAGTTGAACCATTTAATCTGCTTGTTCGAGTAACATTTGTTATAAAAGATGTTAAAGAAATAGGTATTGGTGAGCTCCAAGTATGCAATAAATAAAAGTCTTCTGTTGATTTTTGAAACTCTTTATGAATTTGTGTAAGAGAACGCTGAATAACGTTTCTCATATTTTCTCTATTTGTTATTGCAGGCGTTCTCAATCTTCCATTGACATACATATTGTCGAACGTTGGCAATACTTGTTGAGCTGTTGCTGCTGCTCCACCTGCTTTAGGAGGAATTCCTGCTGTTGATGTGGTCATTATGCAACTCCCATTGAGATGTTATGCATATCAACATCTAATAATTTGTAATTTACCATATAATAGCCTCTCTCATCTGTGCTTATTGCCTCTGGTATTATATTAAGTATATCTTGTGCCATAACACCGCTAAATGTTGCACAAGGATTGTGTTTATATTTCCAACTGTAAATCTTTAATCCTGAAGGTGAATAACCAATGTGTTTTATATCTTCCTTCAAACGCTCATCACTAAAGAAATCTCTAAGGCCTTGTATGATATCAGCAATGCCAGTAACAATTGTTCCTGCAACACTTCTTAATACTGAAGATGCATCTGAAATAGTATTGATTAGTGTCTCCATTTGGTCAATATCTAAACCGTCAAGAAGTTTAGTTTCAATTCTTTCATTTACCTTGATAAGCTTTTTAATGTTTTCTATTTGATTATCGTATGTATCTTGTAGTTTTCTGTTATTACTTTCAGCATCTGCCTTAGTAATAATAGCACCTGCATTTGGCCCTGTTGGTAAAGCTTGTTCTGCTAATCTACCTTTACCTATTGCTTTTATCTCATCAGTTGTAAAGCCCATACCCATCATAGCCATACCTGCAACTTCTTCACCTAGCATACTTGTTAAACGTGCTTTCATTTGTGAAGGCTCCATTCTTTCAAGTCGTCTTCTTGCCTGAAAGAAATCACCACCAGTTGCATCTAAAGCTTCTGCCATTAGCATATTTTGACCTAAACCACTAAATGTTCCACCTAATTGTTGGCCTACAGCAACGCCACCTTTTAATCTCATACGCGTATATGCACCTGCAGCAGCATCACCTTCAAATGACCTACCACCTCGTGCCATTATACCGCCTATTTCAGAAGCTGCTCCACCTTGTAAGTTTATACCCATACCAGTGAATTGCTCACCAACTGAAAGCATTGCATTTAAGTATTTAGACGCACCTTGACCAGTTAAGCCTGCAGCAAACATTTGTCTTCTTAAACTATCAGCCTCAAATCCTTTTAATCCTCTTACACCACTACCTCTTAATTGACCAGCTTCAGCAGCACCAAATAAACCAAAACCTAATCCACTTGCAATAGCTGAAGATAAATCATTACCAGATACTTGCCTTCTAATACCGCCTGATTGAACCATTTGAGTTGCTGCATTTAATGTATCTGCAGCATTCATACCAAGCATTGAAGCACCAGCTCTTATTAAGCCACCATTAGCAGCCATAGGATCACCGGCTTGTGTTGTTCCTTGTGAAACTCCAGTATAAACCATAGAAGGCATTTCAACAGCCATAGCAGCAGCTTTTCTACCTTCCAATACTTGTAATGGAGCTGAGAGCATACCACCAACGTATGGTATCTGTGAGATTATTTCTGCTGCATTCGTTCCTGCACCTGCATTCATCACCATATTTCGCAGGCCTGCACCAAATCTCTGAAATCCTGCCATAGCTCCGGATGCATTAGCTGATGCTGCTTGGTTTGCTTGAGCACCAATTTCATACATACCAGTTCCTGGATGCATTGGGCCTCGTCCTGCAACTGATCCTCCGCCTCTAACAATAGCATCACTTGCTCTTTGAGCCGCTACAGAACCCGGTAAAGGAATGTTGTTTCTTGCTCCTAAACCAAACAAACCTCTACCCATATTATAGGCAGCTGTTCCAAATCTTTGTAAGCGTCCTCCCATCATAGAACGTTGAATAGCTCCTGAGTGTGTGTCGGACGTTGCTGTTAAGTTATTTATATTAGCCCGACCTGCAGGTGAAAATGCGTCGTGAGGTGAGCCTGCAAAACCTGAAAAATCTCCTTGGCCATTCAGACTATCTCTTACAGATTGGTTGCGAGAGCTTGCACCACTCATACCACCTGCGAGTCGCTGAAGCATTCGAGCATTTAGCGAGTCCATTCCCCCTTGACCACCTAATCCTATACGACTGCCCGGGCTTTGTGCTCCACCTGGGCCTCCACCCATACCTTTTTCAAGAGCTCTGATACTCTTTGTTAAATCTTTTATTGCAGCTATTAAATCTTTATTGCTATCAACAAGTTTTTTAATGCCATCTGAAAGGGCTTTACTTCCAGCCCCGAAAGGTGAGCCTCCACCACTACTAAAAGGGCTACTTCTACCCATCATACCTGCAGAAGCCATTGGAGGCATATTAAATCCTCCTAAACCTCCCATCATACTTGAAGACGACATACCTTTGCTCATTGAAGATGCAAATGGACTGCCGCCGCTAAATGGTGTGCCTTGTATCGGGCGCATAATCTCTCCTTATTTTATGTGTATTTGCTGAAGAATTGTTGCATTGCTTCTGAAGCATCACCACCATTTGTAAAGGCTTCTTCAAGTTCGTCGATTAGAGGATCCCCTATGCTTTCTACGTATTTCTTGTTGTTTAACTCTTCCCAATGTCGTCTATACATTTCATCAAATATATCAGCTTCCATAGTTAAAAGTGAAAACTCAATGTTTTCCCAACAATATAAATCATTTTCTTCCCAAACATTGGTGTTAGGTAAATCTAACTTACGCAAGCTCTGGAAAATCAATGGAAAAGCGTTGTGGTTTCTTTTCTCCGCCACTCTCATTACTACTGTCGCGAAAGTAACGGGTTTCGTGCTCCACTAACCGTGTGGCAAGATGATAGCAAAATTCCATATCCATACCAACGGCCTCTAATACCCATTCAGGTGGCTCTTTAAGCTGTGAAACAATACGTGCTAAACACTGAAAACGTGTTTTTGTATCTGTTGGATAATCATCAAAAGCATATCCATCACATAAACGCATTAAAATTTTATCTTGTCGTAATCTACCTTCGCTATCAAGGATTTTAGAAACAAGTGTTGTTTTCTTTAGGCCTTCATCACTTTCGTATGAAACCTCAAACTTAAGCTCTCTATCAACATACTGCTTTTTAACCTTTTCAACAACTTCTTTTGCGTTGTCATCTTCAGTTAAAACAGCTTTCAAATCGATTGCTTCTTTTTTGCTTGCTTCTTCTTTCATTTTAGCCAAATTCAAATTACTCATAGTTTATACCTCTCTCAAAAAGTTAAGTGTTTCTATATACTATATATGCTCTATTATACTAAATTTACAGCAAATGATAAAAAAAAAGTGCCGAAGTTTTTAGCAACGGCACTTTCTTAACATTATGAAAGCTTAGTTATGGTAAAAACTAAACCTTTATGACGTTTAATCAGGATAAACTTTTTTATTAGAAATAGGCAATACATCAAAGGCACTAAACAAATGCCTCTGAAGTAAATCTGTGTATCTCTACGACTTAATTAGTCGGATACAACAAGGATTGCCTCTGGGAAGTGGCGGATGAGATACAAGCCTTCAACAAATAGCTGAATACCCATCAAAGATGTTCTATCAACTACAATGTTATGTGAAGCAATCTTGCAACCCTTGAGCGTATACATTCTGCGCTCACCAGCACCACCAGGAGCACTATCCCAAATCTCAAGGTCAAAATCGATGCCACCGTTTCGGAAGATATTATCAGTTCTATCATCTTCACCGATTTCTACCAAAGTATCAGGAGCTATTTCAGTATTTATCATACCGGCTCCATAAGTTCTTTGGCCATCGTTATCACCAGCTTCATCAACTTCGTCAGTATTTAATCCGTTGTTGCTTGCTGTTTTGAAAAGTCTAATCAAGTTTATTGAGGCTGATACTTGACGTGAGATTGGTGTTAGCTCACGAGTATCGATAAAGCCTAAACTTTCTACTCTACCATTAAGTGTGTTTTCTGATATTGAAACACCTGTTGCGTATCCGGCTACTTTACCTTCTATCTTAACAATAGCTTTAGCACCGGTAATTATATTCTTTGGGTCTGCCATTTTTTATTTATCCTCTCTTAAAAATCGCTAATGTTGAATGTAAATCTAACGAAGTTAAGTGGTTTAACTACCGCTAAATCAAGTGTGATAAATGCTGTGTCATCAACAATCTCAATGCTGATGTTTCTGAAGTTTTTAATGATACCTTCATCCTTTAATGCCTTACAACGAAGATTTACTAAGTTGATTAGATTACCTTGTGTGCTTGTAAGGATTTTGCTACCAAGTCGTGCTGTTAAGAAGCTTCTCAAGAAACGTCCTGCTCCTAAGATGCTCTCTCTTGCACTCATTTCACAATCGATTGTTTCATTACTTCTATTCCAAGAAGAAACGCCACGAGCAATTCGTAGTTCGTTATCTTGTGCTAAATAAATACCTAACTGGCATTTGCGAATAAGTTTATCAACATCAAGCTCTCTATCAAAGTTTTCTCTTGTATTGATAATGTTTGGTTTCTTGCCACTTAAAGGCTCTGCATAAGGAAGAGCACCTTGCATACACATTATTAAGAATGCTAAGTATTCTGGCCCTAAATCTTGAGCATCACCGTTTTGGTCGTTAAGAGTTACACCTTGATTGATAACAGCCATATATTTGCTGTAATGTTGTGATACAACCAATGCATAAGCTTGGTCAATATCTTGGCCATCAGGTGCTGCTGCAAAACCTTGTCTGTCGCGGCTGAATGCTAATACCTCAGTTAAGTGCTGTGAAAGTGCTTGAGTAACGTCAATATCGTCTGTTAAGCAACTGATTAGTTGTATATCTTTTGTTCTTACAGCTTCAAGTGCTGTTTCATAATCACTATCAGTAGGAGCAACAGTTGAGCCACCACTTAAGTTTCTAAACTCAACTTGGTTTTCAAGAACGATTGGATAACCTATTAGTTTAGCTTCGAATGGATAGAAACGTTCAGCTGCAAGTAGATTTATCTCTTTGAATAACTGATGTGTATGTGCTGTAAATAAGATTTTTGCATCAGATGATGCATCTTGTTCTGCATATTTAGCATCAAGTTGTGAAGGTGATGTATCAAAATTGACACCTTCAAGTGAGAAGTAATCTGAAACTGGGTAAGTAGCTGCACCAACAACTAAAACTGCGTTTCCTACTGCTTGAGTAAATGCATCGTATGTTGAGTAATCAGAAAGCTTGAATGAAAGAACGCCGAGTGCTGCACTTGTATCAGTTGTTTTAGCAGTTCCTATAGCTGTAACGTCTGAGTCAAAATCACCAGCTAAGTTTAATGCTGGGTTTTGAGTTTCAAAGATGTAGCTTCCATCACCACTTGCATCATAAGCATCATCGTAAAGCTCAACTTTTAAGTGCCTATCATTCTCAAGGCCACTTTCTTGCTGTGAAACTTCAACACCTCTTTGATATCTTTCACCACCTTCAAGAATTAGTTTAAATTTCTTGCCTGCAAGTGATGAAACACTGATTTGTTCTGGAGCACCTGAAGCATTTTGTTTCTGCTCACCGTTTAAGATTGATGTTAGTGTATGAAAACCTTCAGGGTCAAGTGCATCAACTTGATTTCTGAAAAGAATATCATTTCCTTCTTGCCCGTAATCAAGGGCTTCGAGTTTGATTGATTTCAATGCACTTTCATTTGCACCTGGGTTTGCACCAACAATAGTTTCAGCAATGCGAGCATTTGCGCCATCAAGATGACGACCATTTATAAATTCAGAAGCAGCTGAGCCGCTACCTGCATTTACATATGTTAGTGATGCTGCAGATGCTGCACTATCAAAAATCGGTGATTGCCAGATTTTATTTAGCAGTAGCATTGTGTAATCATTACCATAAATCTCACCTACTTGTGGGCCTGAGCCGTTTCTGAACACGTAAGTGGTTTTTGGTTTGAGTTTAGGGAAGTGGCCGATAACACACATATTCTTGGCATCCAAACTTTCAGATGCTAAGAGGTTATTGTTTATATCGACAACAACAGAGGGAAGGTAAATGTTTCTCCCTCTAAAACTTATTGAACTTGGCATATTGTTATCTCCTATAATTCTATTTTCGGATGTTTATCCTGTTTATATATATTATCCTATCAACATATTTTATTGTTTTTTAATGTTTTTTATTCCTCATCTTGAGCTTCAACAACAAGAACGTTTTCTTCTAAGCTGTTAGGATCATCGAAATCGAAAGGAACATTCACATTTAGTTGCCAGAATACTTCAACAGGGTTGTTGAACGGTTGAACTTCTAAAATTCTTTGTGCATTATATGTTAGCTCTTGCGAATAGAATATAACATCTTTACTCGTAAATTCTTCCATTTCATCATTTTCTAATGCTTCAGAACTTACAAAATCAAAGTTTAGATAACCATTATCTAAAAAACTATCCTTAAATAAAAGTAAAATACTTTGCACAAGTCGATGTAGAATACGAACTAAATCATAATCCTTATCGGCTACTTTTATCTTAGCTTCAAGAGCTAAAAATAAAACTTTGTTTCTTCCGCCATTACTTAAAACTTGTTCTTCCATTGATGAAGCTTCATTAAAAGAAACGGCCATTGAAGGTGTTTTGGCTCTCTTTCTTGAGAAACCTTTTTCTAATGATAACTGGGAAGTTGAAAACTTATTCCAGTATTTATCTTTGAGCGGCTCACCTACTTCAGGAAATAAACCTTTGAAAGCATCCTCATTATTTCTATAGGCTTTAATACCGTTTGAAAGTGCGTGGATTATATGTAAGTCAATGATGGCGCACCTTCCTTCCTTTCGACCAACCATCGTTAAGATAAGTTGGAAGTTCGTTCGGATATATCATTTTCGTTTCACCGTTTTTATTTATCCAGCACTTTCCTTTAGCTTTGGGTGTAAAGGTAGGGTCGTTCTTCTGTTTTAACCAGCGTTGTTTCTGAGCTTCTTTCATTTTGTTTTTCCACTCATCATCTATAACTCTACCTTTTAATGCTTTAGAAAGGTTTTCTTTGTGGGCTGAAGATTTGCTTTTACCTGCGTTAGCTGCTCCGCCTTTTTTACCAGCGTTACTTCTGCTTGTTTGCATATGTTTTCTAAAATCTTCATTGTTTTTCTCTTTACTTTTTCTTGCCTCAACAGCGAATTTACCAGTTTTTGCTGTAAAACCTTTTTGATATGCTGCTGGCATTTTATTATAAGTGTATGATTGCTCAACAAACGTTTCATCAACCAACCTACCTTCAGCTTCATATGCTTCTTCAAGAGTGCTGTATGTATTTAGTATTGTTTTTTCAAAGTTATCTAAACCTAATTTTTTAATATCAGCTTTAACATATTTTGAGTTGCTCCAATAAGGCTTCTTTTTACCACCTTTTGATGCACCAATATAAATCATATTAGTAAGTTTGTTTCTGATTAGATAGATGTAAGCTTTTTTAGGTTCCATTACAACATCTCCAATCTTGCATATGCCTGAATAATCATAGGAGTAGGTGTTTCAACATTTTTTAATCTTAAAACTGTATCACGTATTGAATGTGGGTGTGATGATACTACATACTGTGGGTTTGCATAATAAACCAGTGAATAGTGTTGGCCAGCTAAGGGTGCTGTTCCTGCTGCATCACCTAAAGCAAAATCAATGTATTTTACTCCACCGTTATCAACAACTTCATAATCAACACCTTCTTCTAAAGCTCCACCAACAACTGCTAATCCATTTGCATCTGTTTTATGTAAATATAACGTGCCTCTGGTAATTGTATCCGGCTCAAGTTTTAATGAACGTAAAGAAAGAGAATGTGTTGTTTTATCTAATCCTGCAACTTGTGATGTTGTATTACCTCTAACAAGTATTTCATTCTGAACAATCTGTGAATTTACAAGAATAAATCTATCACCAAATGATGGTAAATGTTCAGGAAGTAAAGAAAACTTAACTTCATCATACCTATCAGTGCCTTTTATATCTGTTTTTTCTTCACCGTTTGAGTTAGTAACTATTGCTTTTATTAGTTGCTGTGAATGTCTGATTATACCACTTCCACCACAAACTGGGCAATCTGAAGGATGTGAGGCACTTAAGCCACCTTCATCAGCAAAATCATCAAAATCGTCAGTCATTCTTAAATCTAACCCATACTCAGTTGTATCAACTTGTGATGGGCATTTGGCAGTTTGCTCCCACAATACTTCTAAACCTTTTTGTGCGTGAAATCTTCTAAACTCATCATCTAAAAAATCAGCACGTGTTTTAACAAGGTTTTGTTGTTTTGGTGTTAGTATTGCCATCTTAGAAACCTATAGCTAAGCCTTTCAATCTATATTTAGCTTTTAATGAAGCTATTGCAGCTTTAAGCTGTGTTCTATAACTAATAATCTTAGCACCATAACCAGCAGAAGTTGCTGAAGATGTTGTTTGAATGTTTTGTTTTAATCCATCAACCTCTAATGCAAAAGCACCTATACCTGCACCTGCAATCAAATCACCTGCTGTGTCAAGAGGTAGGAAAGCAGCCATATACATTATTGCTTTAATCATTATTTGAGGAACTGTATGTATTCTAACTTTAATTGTTGCATCACCTAAAAGAGGTGTTGAAGCAGCTGGTAATCTTATAGAGTATTTATCTTCGCTTACGTTAAAAGCTTTTACTACATATGATTGACCACCTACGTTGCCGTTTCCATCATCTAATACTTCAAATATGAAGTTAGGTTTATCAACAAGGTTTTCATTTATTGCTATATCCAAAACTTCGTTAGTATTTACTGGAACGGTTATTGTTTGTTCTATGAAGTTAAATCCAGCTGTATAATCGTAGTTGAAATAAACTGGAACTCTTTCATAAGCTCTGAAAGCTGTGATTGGGTCTGTAAGTAGTGGTAAAGCGTTGCTAAATCTAAATGTGCCTAAAGTTTCTGCTGTTGGTATTAAATGAATAGAGCCTGCTTCTGCTGAAGATATATTCACCCATTCTATTGGTATAGAAACTGCAGGATAGTTGCCGTATGTTATTTCAACTTTATCAACTGCTTTCAAAGGCCTTAAATCTAATTGAGAACCCCACCAGCTAAATTTATTACCACTATAACCATCGTGCCTTTCACCTTTGTTTGAGTATTCATCTATAACGATGCCTAACTCAGTTTCTATAACAGAAATACTCATATCGATAGCAGCATCGAATAACTCGTCAGGGTAATCATTACCGTTATCGTCAGTTAAATCAACACCTACTAACAACGTCTTTTTTAGATAATCAGCCGTGATTATATCACGAATACCGAATGTTGTTGCCATCTGTGTATCTCCTAAATACTCTGTTTATATCTGTTGCGTTTCTTTATGGAAACTAATAGGTTTAATATAGTATCTTATAAAAAGCTTACTGTGTTAAACCTCGTAATTGTTTTTGATGCCTAAAAAAGAAGCCTTTAGATAGCTATTGAGAGAGGGCAAATCTAAAGGCTTCAGCGAGCGCAATGCTCGAAAGAACTAATAATGTTATCGCGCAGGTGCTCCCCTCTGAGCACGATTGCTTAAAGCTAAGTTAAGCTATTAAACCAATACTGCAGGGACGTCGCGTAGTGTGAAGCACTTCGAAGGAATTTTCACGATTGGTGAGCCGAAGAGCATCAATAGGAACTGACGCGCGCTTGAAGTTTCTGCGAGAGGACGACGTAAGAAGTCAAGAAGGCGAGCAAACTCAACAACTCCCTGATCCATCTGTGCAAATACGATACGTCCGTGGCCCCAACGCTCAACTCCGTAATCCTCAAATTCACGTGCTACGATTTCTGCAGCAGGAACCTCAGCGATAAGCTTACTATCACGAATAACCTCAGCTGGAGTAAGAGCGTCAGCAGCTGCTTGGGTATAACCAGGCTTGAGGCGGTAAATGCGGTAGTAGATAGCTCCGTTAGGATTATCAACTTGGAACTTAATAGGCTCTGCTTGAGCACCACTATCACCTTGAACAGAATTTACTGAAACGATAGGATCGCCATAACCAAGCTTAGAAACTGGAACTACAACATAGCGGAAGAAACCATTATGGTTATCAGTTGCACCACCTGCAGCGTCCCAATTTGCTACA